GCCATACTATGCTCCTAGCCACCAAGTTACAGCCATGTCTGCGCCATTACCGCCGCCAGACTCAGCCTGAATTAGCTTCCATGCCAATCCATCGTACAAATAAAGTCGAAGCTCGTCGTCCTTAAAGAACATGTCTCCAATGTGGGCTGTCGCAGGGAACGCTGACCCATGCGGTAACCCAACGGGAGATAAGAACTTCTTCGACATTTACTAACCTACGATAACTGCACGGTAGTTGTCAGATGAAACCACAGACTGTGAGTACCACTGAATAACTACAATATTTTCATCTTCTACGGTGTAATCGGCTTCCACAATCTGACCACTTACAAGCTCACGCAACTGAACAACTACGTCTACAGTCTCGAGGTTGTGGGTAACAGTCCAGTTAACCTGGTTGCCAGTAGGGGAAAGCATTGGGTTATTTACCGCGTACTTAGTAGTTGCCTGTAGGTTTAGGCGAGCGTCCCAAGCAGTTTCAGCTCCAGTACCACCAGCAGAGATAGCAACAGTAGTTGCGTCCCATGTACCAGTAGTAATGGTGCCCAAGGTTGTGATGGACTCTTGACCTACATAAGTAGAGGCGATGTCTACGCTGTCGTTGTTGACAGTAATGCGGTCTGCAGTACCAACAACGTCGATGACGTTACCAGCCTTGACCAAACCGCCACCAGCGGTAATCTGGGCAGCACCTGAGAACTGTACCCAGTCCTGACCAGAGAAGTTAGTTAGGTAGTGCTCTGCCTGAGTCCAAGCAGATGACGCGTTAACGTCACCTTCCATAACGAATACAGTCGCACCAAGAAGCTCTTGGTAAGTATCTGCATCTGTAGGACGAGTAAGAGTGTAAGTAGTTCCCTCAGTAGTCTGAGCGAATACGTAGATACCATTTTCAGAAGCGTTGGTCTGACCAGTAAGAAGAACTCGATAGCCATTCTCAGTAGCAGTCATTGGGTGACCGTCAATGGTCAACGAGTCTGCAGCACCAGTAAGGGCTACGTCTACGGTAGAAAGTACGTGTACTGCAGCCTTCCAAGTAAGACCAGCAACAGCGTCGTCTACATACTGCTTAGTAGCGGCATCTTGAGGGTTTAGTGGGTCTGCAAGGCCAGTGATTCGTTGGTCGTTAAACGCTACGCTGTGCGTAGGGTTAGCCATCTGGTCTAGACGGTTAGTGCGAACCTGGGTGTCAAAGTCCGAGATAGTCTCAGCAAGCTGGGTGTTGAAGTGATTAGCGCGGTCTAGTGGGTTAGTGGCAAGCTTGCTGTTATCAATCGCAGCATTGGCAGCAATGTCACCATTGACGATGTCGCCAGACTTGGTGTAAGTCTTCCAAACGGTACCATCGAACTGGCGCAGTGCGCCTAGGGTGGTGTCGAAGTAAATCTGACCAGTTACAGGACTGCTAGGTGCAGTCGCCAGGTTCTGAATACGAGCGAGAAGAAGCTCATTCTTATTCAGGTTAATTGGTGTCAGAAATTGTCTAGACATTCAAATTTCCTTAGGATAGAGTCGCAATTCCGCTTATCTCAGCGGAAAATTCGACGGTTAAGGTTTGTGGGTTGGTAAGAGACATGTTAATGTCGCCTTCTATCAAGGAGCCTCCGCTATCAAAAACGGTAATGCTTGGATAGAAGTCCAAGTTATGATTGATTGTCCATGTGTACGCTGCTGAGCTTTGTACGTGCCTGTAGGATACAAGTGCTGGAATCTCAGGAGGTTGAACTCCGTCAGCTCCAGGAGGTCCTTGAGGGCCTCGTTGACCAGGTACTCCTGGTAGTAAGTCGATGTCAACTTCTGGTTGAGCTTGGTCGTTTATTAGTCCGAAGTCTGATTTATCCCTATTTACTATACCATTGCTGCCCTGAAGTAGGGCCACATCCTTCTCTGGATAAAACAAGGTCATACAATAACCTCGCGCTCGCGGACTGTAAATAGGTCCGCTCCAAGGATTTCAGCTTTCTCTCCTGTAACGTCATCTACGCTCTGTAGAGACCAGTGAGTGCGCTTAGCTAGTCTTACCGTCTGAGCACGAGATAGTGACATGGTGGCGGTGTACGCGCCGTCTCCGTTGTCGTCTACGGTCAGTGCGAAGTTCTGCGCTACAACGACGCTTCCGCGCTGGTTTAGAACATACGCAACGAATGACTTTCCAGTGAAATCTCCAGTGAAATCGACAGACGCTACAAATGGTACGTCCTGGTAAGCAGTAAGCTCCTTACCCTGAGTAGGCCATTCTGATGGCTTGTCTCCATAAGTAGGGACAGCAAGAGCAGCCCGCTGTGGCCATGAACGGTCGTCCACTTCTTGAGGCTGGTATACAGGTATAAGACGACCAGTAGCCTTAGAGATACGACGGAAGCTAAATACATCGATTGAGAATAGGCCGATACCTAGGTGAACACAGAGTTCTTGGTACTGGTTCTTACGAGTCTGAACCATCTCCATTAGCTGGCGGTAACGCTGAGCTCGTGGAATTGTTACGCCATCTGGTGCCTGAATGTCAATATCAAATGACGCATCAGTGGCTAGGGTGTAAAGGGCAAGGCTAGTAGCGTAGACGACCACTGGATACTCCTCCATTACAGGAAGAGTAGCGGCAGTGATGGTGCGGCCAAGAGTGTCAGTATGTTTTGCAGAATGCTGAATGATGGCAGTTTCGACAATCTGCTCTAGCTCTGCTCCAGTGAAGTAACGGAAGAAGGTTCCGTTTACGCTCATCTCATCGCCATCCGCTGGGACGGTTTCGCAGATGAGAACGCCAGAAGATTCTTCGATAGAAGATGCGTTAGTGATTTCCACAGCGTTCTTGTACACGTGTACAGTAGTAGCGTCTAGTGGAGAGTAAGGAAGTCTGAATCGGTTCGTGGTACCGTCAGCGACGAACTGGTTTACAAACGACTTACCAGTATCGCCAAGCTCAGCTCGGACTCTGTCAACGAGGCTTGAAATAGTTGCCACGAATCCTCCAAAAATCTAGTTGTATTTATGGTCTCGTATTTGGTGCATAAATACAGGTCAAACATAAAAGTCCGCCCTGCTGGTGAGGAGGGCGGGTACCAGCAGGACGGACAGCTTTAGTTAGCGACTACTGTCGCCAAGTGTAGCCAAGCTGCTCTAGGTAAGCAGCTAGGTGACGAGGAACTGAGTACTTGACTCCAGCCTTGAAAGTGTAGCTCTGAGGGGTACCGTTGATAACACCGAAAGTCATGTCTTCAATGTCTGAGATGGTACGGATAACAACCTTGTCGTTGTTAACTGCTACGCCAACCTCTTCAATCTCATCGATTAGAAGTGGCTGCTCTGGGTTCTTTGGGTCAAATACAGCAGTTTCTAGAAGTTCTTCTTCTGCTGCACGACTGATAGAAATCTCTTCCTTGCGTGCTGCTAGCTCTGCTGCGTTGCGCTTTGCAGCAAGTTCTGCTGCGCGTCCTGTTGCGTCCTGAGGACTAGTTGGTTTATTTGCCACGGTGATTATTCTCCTTGTTTGTTTAATTGTTTGTGTTGGGGGACCTGGCGAACCAGGCCCCCCTCGACGAGGTTTGGCTATTAGTTGGTGTAAACCTTGTTGATAGCCTGGTCGGTAATAATACCAAGACCCCAGATGGCGTACCATGCTAGTGCGTGCTCGCGACCGAAGTCTAGAACACCACCGTCACGGAGCTCAACTGGAAGTGAGATTGCGTGACCGAATGCGTTGTCACCAATCATGATTGACTCGTAAACATCAGCGCCTGGAGTACCTGAAGTCGCAGATGCGCTTAGGTTCTCTGGGTTTCCACCCTGACCAGGACCAGTGTTAGCCTTTACAGGAACTTCGGTCTGGTTTGCAGGTGCGCCAACAAGTGAGCTGTAGTTAACAGCAGCGCCACCAGTAAGCTTCTTCACCTGAGTGGTCTCGATGAATACAACGTCGTATAGACGACCGATTTCACCAAGCATGAAGTTACCAGGAGCAGCGTACTTGGTTACTTCGATGAACTCTGGGTTCGAGCGAAGGTCACGTGACTGCTTAGGGTGGATGAACTGAACGTAGGTCTCACCAATGCGAGGGATGTTCTTGCCAGCAAGAACAAGGGCTGAGTCCTTGATTGCGCCAGTGGTCAACTTGTAGTTACCATCTAGGTCAGCAAGCGAGGTACCCACAGTGCCTTCGTCGTAGTTAGTGAATGCGCCACCAGCAATAGCTGAACGGTCGTAACCGAAGGTAGCTGAGGTTGCAGCTGACAGAGTGTCACGAGCCTGTACGTCTAGGTACTGTGCCATGTGGCGACCTAGTAGACGTGAAGCTGATGCCATGATGTCGTCGAACGAAGCGTTCAATAGAAGCTCCGAAACAGCAACAGCGTAGCCGTGCTCTGCAACAGTGATTGCAATCTGCTCTGCGGTTAGAGCGTTGGTGGTCATACGTACACCTTCGGTAAGTGGAGTTGGGTCCACTGCGAAGTTCTTGTAACGAAGGAAGTTCACACGAAGACCTGGTGCAACACCAAGTTCAGTCTTCTTAACTGCGAACTGCTCAAAGCGAAGAATAGGCATCGCCTGGAACAGAATTTCCTTCGACCAGATGGTCTGAATAGCCTGAGAT